GGAAGATCTTGGTGGACCTGCCTTCAGTACGTTTGATAGAGTTGTAAACAGAGGTGTGGCTAAGTTATTTATAGAGGGCGAGTTCGAAAGAAGTTTAGAAAATATAGTTCCCCCTGCTATAGCAAACGTTTGGAAAGGAACATTTGGTAGAACTGCACGAGAGGGGTACATGACACGTAGAGGAGATGCCATATATGGAGATCCAAGCTTTTCAGATATAGCAGGGTCAGTGTTTGGGTTTCCTCCTGTTGAATACACTCTACAGATGGAAAGAAACAACATAGAAAAGGGCGTTGACAACGCTATAAATAAAAAGAAAAGTAAACTATTACGAAGACTGTATGTGACCATGCGTCAAGGCGACTTAGATGGATACGACGATGCTTTGGAAGCTATCATGGAACATAACGCTAGACACCCTTTATCAGCCATAACCCCTGACTCTATAAAAAGATCTTTGAAAAGGCATATGGAGACTTCTAAAAATATAGCCAAACATAGAGGTGTGGCTATCTCCCCCCAAAACCAAGAGATAATAAGGTTAAGGGAAATGGAGTATGACTCTGATTATAACTTTGAATCTCTGTTTGGTGATTAATTAAAAAGAGTGACCACCCGAAGATGGTCACATAAGAGAAAGAGAGTGACAAGGATAACCTGTCACCCTACATTTATCACAAAATTCTCCAAATGCGAACACCTAATTTGTTGTCTTCTACACGCACATGCGTTTTTATATCCCAACCTTTTGTTTTTGTTATGTTTTTTATTTGTTGCATAGCCGCCTGGGTATTGATACATGGGACAAATACAGAAGAACTTGTTACCATGTTACCCCAGTCTACTATAATTCTCACGCCATCTGGGTTCAGATCGTCAGATTTTAGTATGCCTTGTTTTATTCTCATTCTCTATGGAACAGTCAACAGCTATCACTCTCGTTACAGGTAGGTTCATGTGTGTGCCTTTGCTTAAACGCATGGTGGTGTTTATTGCGCCCAGCTTGGTTTTTAATTCACCTATAAATGATGTATAGTTTATTTGTTGTTGTACGCACCATGCTTTTAAGGGCTTTGGTATAAGATATGCACGTTTCAAATCAGTTTCATAACGTGCAACTAATTTACCTCTTGGTAACGCTTCAGGTATGACAATGTTAGTAGTACCATCCTCCTGCGCTCGTAGGTCTTCTGTGCTTTTAATCCATAGGACGTTACTCCAATGCTCGTGTATGTAATCATTAAGTGTCTCTTCAACAGATATACTCATACCTGATACTTCATTTTTATTATCTTTTAAGCGTTCTATAATCCACTTAAATATCTTTTTGGAGTCATAGTTTACGAGGCCCAACCGTTTGGCTAGTATCAATCCTGTCATAGTGGCGGCTACAAGAGCAGACCAGAATCTATTTTCTGCTGTGAGTCCTGCCGTAGTGTCAACTTTCACCTGCACCGTTTGTAAAAGTTTCTCCACCTCCTCTGTATTGTTAATAATATATTTTATATATTCTCTTCCTGCATGTCCGTAATTCATCTGTAGGTCTCGGTTAAACTTGTCCGTTTCTTCTTTTGACCCGAACCGCATGCTAGGTGTTTCTATCTCCATCAGACGTTGAGCTTCTGCTTTAGGCATAGCTTTAGCCATACTGATCTTCTCTATTATGCTTTTGTTAGCGTTTGTGAGAGCTATAAGTTTCCAAGGTTTACCTCGTTTACGCTCTACGTTACTACCAGTAGACATTCTATTCTTCTGTCGCCCACTTGTAAGCTGGTAGACAAGACTAGATAATTCCATAGAAGACTTGTTAGTCAATTCATCCATATAGAAAGGTAGACTGTGATATACCTCTCCTCTGTTCATTATAGAGTTAATGGTGTCGCCTTCGTGTAGTAACAACTCTTCGTGGTCTCCCCACACTGATAAAGCCGCGTTCATTGCCGTGGTCTTACCAACACCTGTGCCGCCATGTAGGTGTAACCCTGCACAATGTATAGGTAAAAAAGACATCAACGGAGACCCAAATGATGTGCAAACTATGAACTGGTGAAGTTCAAACCCGTCACGGTCATAAAAATTTATCAGTTCTTTCCATTTTTCAAACGTGCCTTTGGGTTCAAAGTAAGACATCAACCCTGCTGTTTGCACTGATGGAGGGTTTGATTTTATTGTGTCGTTACATATCTCTTCTTTACCAAGAACAAAGCTTCTATGCTCATCGTTTGTCCACCCAAACTGAGTACGAGCCAGATCAGCAGTGGTTTTTGCTTGTAAGTGGTTTATCCACGTCGTTGTATATTTCATTATGTCCTCCATACCTATGACAGCTATGCCCTCCATAGCTAGTTGTTTTCTTAACTCTTCTCTTGATGTTACAGAAGTTAAAGGAACTGTAAACTCTCTAAGTCCGTCTTGAGGTAAATGTAAGCGCATAACTACACCTTCACCTGTTATCTCGTCACGTATACGTTTGGTGACGTAGAGATCGTGATGATACACCATTTTATCCTCTATGTTACCCTCTTTATCTTTAAAACGTACGTATACACCCCCTTTTGCTCCTCTAAAATACGGCTCTGGATACAAAGGTATGTCCTTCGATACAGGCGCTTTCTTTATACTTTTACCCAATTGTATAGGAGATTTTATATTTTTTTCTTCTTTATGTTTACATTTACTGCAAGGTTCGGGATTCTCTGCCTCAAATGTTGTGCAGTAATAAGGGTCAGATATACGCTCAACCTTTTCTTCTGTTAAGTATTTACTGTACTCTGGGTGTCTCTCAGACATCTTATGTATGGCTTTATCAGCATCGTTACAAAACTTAGCTATGGACAACCCTGCCCTCCACAAAGGCTCACTTACACCCTGTTGGTTCTCCATTATGTTTTTTATCTGTTCACATCCCACACCTTTTAAAGTCTTGTCTAATATAACTTTAAAGCTGTTCTCTGAGTTTTCTATTATAGCTTTCTTAAACGCATTCTCTTCGTTGTCTACCTTAGTAGGTATAGTCACGCCTTCCTTACCTATCAACCGTGCGAACTCGTCAAACTCCACATCATGAAACTCGCCTGTGCCAAAGAACCTAACAGGTTTCTGTGTACCATGCTTGTGGTTACGTGTGCCAGGAATTCTAAGTACCCGCGCAGCATCCGCAGTTACACCATTGTCTGCTAACAAGTTATGCTGTATACACATATCTTTCAGTCCCTGGGCCACAGGCAACCATTCAGCATAGGATATACTTTCCGTAAGCACCCAGTATACGTGTATACCGTACCCAGAATTGATTAGCATTGGACGAGGCAAACCTGTTGCTCCAATAAATCTTCTTAAATCTTGAAAAGCCACGTTCTGGTCAGGGTATTCTTTCCCAACACCGCAGTCTAAATCTAGATAAAAAGAACTTAAACTCTTTACGTTTGTTACTTTTCTATCGTTGCTTGTTGTAAAAGTAGCCAGACCAAAGTATGCGTTGATACCTTCAGCGTCTAACTCATTACCCCTGATTATTACATCGTCTATAGTTGCATGAAAACTCTGTACTTTCTTGTCACCAAGACCCAACACAGAGTAGTATCCATCACCTAAGACTTTCTCTAAAAATTTTTTTGTTTCCATTTTTCCCACCTTGTGCCGAAGACACCACGACAAGATACGGCACGTTATCCTTTCAGCGTAAGCCTAGTCGTGGTGTAGTTCTATTAATCGTCCCAATCTAAGACGATAGAACTCAAGTCGTCATCAGTAGCCTTGGCGGGAGGGGAGGGCTTCTTAACGACCTTCTTTGGCTCAGATACAGGCTCTTCCTTATCCTCTATAATTACAATAGGCTCGTTGAAAGGATTGTCTTCAGTCTTATTAAAAACAAACCCCTCAGTTGCCTCAAAAGGATTTTTCTCTTCTATAGGCACATACTTCAAAACCTGCACAGCTCTCAAACGTAACGACACGTTCTGCTTGCCACCATAGTCATATGGATAGAACTGTACAGCCACATTGACTGTGCTACCTGTAGTCAACAAAAAATCATCTTCTAACTTGTTATTACTAGCGTCAACCTGTAAAGGCTTTTTAGTAACCTCGTTTTTATATACGCCTTTCAGATTTGCCTTGTGAGTGAACATGCCATCATCGTCTTTGACAAAAGTTCTTTCTAACTTATCTGCCCACTTATCTTTCCTGTTAGCTAGATAACATTTGGACATGGCAGTGAACAACTGCTTTGCAGTATCGTTATCCATACGAAACTGTATAGAGTATTCTGCGTTTTGAGCAGTAGGTTCACACGGCACAGATCGTCCTTCATTACTATCAAAACGATACGTCTTGTTTATTTTAGGCCATAGAGCCTCTACGTTTTTTATAATATATTGTTCCATTTATCTCTCCTTCTCTTTATATTATAAATCTTCATCTAGTTCTGCTAGTGAATCTTCGTCCACTGTTTTTTCGCTACGTTTACTAGATACTTTAGTTAATGCAGTAGCTACCTCACCAACACGAAACCTATAAGTATTACCTATTTTTACATAAGTATCTTCTGGTATGTGTTTCTGACGCACCCACGCACGAACAGTTGATATAGACACGCTAAAATGTTTAGCTACGTCCTCTATTGGTACATAAGGTTCATTCATTTCTTCCTCACAGAAATTGTTACTTCTTCTTCAATCTCTAATCCCTCTGGCTTGAGATCAGGATTTTCTTCCAAGAACTCTCTCATGTTCGCCTGATTGATACGTTTGTCAAGT